CTGAGTTTGAAGATGAGGAAGCAATTGATCCGTTTGATTTCTGGCAAGGTGCTAACTTCAAGTTAAAGGCAAAAAACGTAGCAGGATACAGAAACTATGATAGTTCTGAGTTTGCTGCTGTAAGTCCATTACTTGATGATGACGATGCACTCGAAGGTTTATGGAAGAAACAATACTCTCTCGCAGAGATTGTAGCTGCCGATCAGTTCAAGTCATATGAAGATCTCAAGAAGAGATTAGAATATGTTCTTGGAAGTAAAAGACCTGCTCAAGACCCAGATGTCTATGAGGAAGATAATGATCGTGGTTCTGCAGAAGAGTTAGTAACTGCTGCTGTATCCGCACCTCAAACTACCTCAACGGTAGACAAAGAAGAGGACGATGCATTATCGTACTTTGCGAAACTCGCAGAAGAATAAGCATACGGGAGGTCAAACGACCTCCTTTTTTATGACAATGTTATGTAGAAATTTTCGGTTTGTATTGTTCTTTCATCTATAAACTCAGATGACTCATTATAAGTCATTATTTCTCTAATATCATTTAAGAAAGTTTGTATATACCCTTCTCTTAAAACATAGATATTTCTTTTCTCATCATTTAAACGTGTTTCATATTCAAAATTACTGATACCAACGACAGGACTTAAATTTGCAGAAACATTATCTGGATTTGGTATTGTAAAGTCACTATCAACTACTTTTCCTTTTGGTAGAATTAATTTACCATCAGTATTTTTAACTTCTTTTGTTTCAAAAAATCTTACTGAATTTAAAGAATCATCATACTTATCAAGACAATAATTATATAAATCTCGATTGTTAAGTGGCCACTCATTACGAACATTTAGAATACCTGCGACAGTTAAAATGATCCAATCAAATTCTGGATTACCATACAATTCTTCTGCAACAGTATCTGGTCTCATACCCTCTTCTATTTCATACTTATCAAATATGGTGAAATTTTTTTGTAAGTCATCTCTTAATTTAATTCTACGAAAAACATTCTTCACTTCAATATAATCAAGTGAAGATTTTTTTTCTCTTAAAAAAGAAGGGTATCTTAAATTTGGTAGTTCTCTGAAGTATCCCATGTTAGTATCCTACTGCTTTGTTTCCTGGTCTTGTATCATAATCAATATCATAAATTGGTTGTATTTCTTTGAAAGAAAGATCTAAAAGTATTGATACAGGTGTTCTATCGTCATATGTAGAATAAATACCTTCCCCTGTATATGTAGTTTGAACACCAGTTAGAAAACATTGTTTAAACTTGTTCAAGAATGGGTGATCTTTATTTCCACTACGATATCTTATCTTAAAAACATTAGGTGCTCTAAGAAGGAAATTACCAGCACCTTGAACTCCTCCTTGTGCTTGTGGAGCCATATTTCTCTTGAATGCACGAATAATTAATTTAACTTGTTCTGCTTCCTTTGGGTTGCGAGGTGTTAATTTAAAATTAAAACGAAAGTTTCTAATAGTAACATCACTGAATAACAATTCCATATTTGGATTTAATATTTCACCAGTGTTTCTTGAAAGTAATTGTTGTGTAGTCACGTTTTGACCAAATATATTAACTGCCTCAGATATTAATTTTTTTGTGACAATATCACCTGCTGTTGCCAAAGCAGTATCTTTATCTCCACCACCTAAACCTGCCTCTATTTTATTTGAAATATCTGCTTTTATAGATGCAAAATCAACTTGACCTGTTCCAGCAATTGCTTGACCTAAAGTAGTCATTCCTGTTTCAACTGCTGATACACCTGCAGCTGCAAGACCATTTAAACTTGAATCTCCATAAACTACATTGTTAGAGTCTTCTATGTTAGATGGTATTGGTAGTAAAATTGATCCTAAATTAATCAAAGGTTTTTTTGTTAATTTTTTTGACGATGTTCCACCTGCTCGATTTTGTTTTGCATTTCCAATTACATAACGACCACTACTACCTGTACTTGTTATGTAATTACTTCCTATCGCTTCATATCTCTCAATATCAATTTGTAAGTAATCAGTATGTTTAGTGAGTGATTCTGCAGGATATCTTAATACACCACCTTGTTTTTTTAGACCATATTTTTCTAATCTTTTTCTTTTTATTTTTTCTTTTGATTTCTTTTCAACAGACTCTATCTTTTTTTCTTCGGCAATTCTGTTTTGTTCAACGAGTACTTCTGATTCCTTTTTAAGTTTTTCTTTCTTTCGTTTTTCAATTTCTGCATTTATCTTATCTTCGAGAGTTATGAATCCCATATTAGTAACCTACTGCTCCTGTGCCTGGAAATTCATCATAATCAATATCATATATTGGCTGTAATTCCTTAAATGTTAAAGTTAATTCCATAGACACAGGTGTTCCATCGTCATATGTTGAATATACACCCTCACCTGTGTATTTAGTTTGCATGTCAGTCAAGAAACATTGTTTAAATCTATTCAAAAATGGATGATCTTTATTTCCACTACGGTATCTTAATTTAAATACGTTAGGACTTCTTAAAAAGAAATCAGAAGCACCATCAGACCCAATAGCTTGTGGTGCCATATTTCTTTTGAATGCACGAATAATTAATTTAACTTGTTCTGCTTCTCTTTTATTACGAGGAAGAAGTTTATATCTAAAAGAAAAATTTCTTAGAGTTACATCGCTAAATAAAATTTCCATGTTTGGATTGATTATTTCTCCATTTGATCTTGCTAAGAGTTGATTTACGGTGACATTTGCATCAAATATATTTGCTGCAGATGCTGTTAGTTCTTTTGTTAAAACATCTGCTGCTGTTAGAGCTGCTTCTGATGGATCACCACCCATCATTTTTACAATCTTATCTCCTGCATTTTCCAAACTACTAAGATCAATATTTTTACCAGCAAGTAAATCAGATATTGAATTATCACCAACTAATTCCTCAGCTGCACTTATACCTGCAGCTGTGAGACCATTCATTTTTGATTCACCATAATTTACATTATTGGCATCTGATATATTTGATGGAATTGGTAGTAATATTGTACCATCATTTATGAGTGGTCTAGAAGACAATTTAGTAGTTTGCCCTGCCCGATTTGTTTTCCTATTTCCTAATACATATCTGCTACTTCCACCAGTATTAGAAATGTAATTAGTTTTTCCTATTTCTGCGTATCTTTCAATATCAATTTGTAAATAATCAGTATGTTCTGTAATTAATTCAGATGGATATCTTAATACACCACCTTGTCTTTTTCTTCCATATTTTTTTAGTCTTTTTCCTGAGAGTGTTCCAATTTCAGCAGTACGTTTTTTTATTTCTTCTTTTCTTACATTTTCACCAGATTGTTCAATTGCATCAAGAACCTTGAATCCATATTGTGCAAAATTTGGAAGTCCTAAAATAGTTGTATCTGGAGGTTGGTTTGTATCTGCATTATCATTATTAATTATTGTACTACTGCTCTCATCTAAATTTGTATTAACAGTGTTCAGATTAGTTCCGATTGGAACAATAATATTTCCTCTACCATCAACAATTTGACCTGAAGCATTTTTTTTATAAACACCAGTAGATAACCATAAATCAATGGCTGATTGATGTTGTTCTATAACATTGGCTTCGGACATATATCTTTTTAGTTATTTATACGGAATTTTGCAAATGGTATAGTATTTAGATCTTGTAACTCTTCATTTGTAACTTGATAAAGTTGACCCACTACCTCTTGGAAGGTATATGATCGAGATTGACCCCAATGAAAGTTTACTCCTTTGAAACCCCATTCAAATATATTAGTGACTGCGACTAATGGATTCTGATCATATCGACCAGGTGTTTTTGGTTGGTACACAAATACATATATCTTACCTATTTCGGGTATTGATTCTTGACTTTCACCCAAGACATCCATGATTTCAATCATGAGATCATCAGCATCCTCTGTTCCAAAAATATTTCCAACTAGTGGTGCAATACGACTCATTTTATTCCTAGTTCTTTTTCAGTCATGACTTTAAATTCCCACAAACGATCATCACAAAACTCTGTTGCTGCTTTCCACTTTGCTTGGTTCTTAGCGTATTCATAGACTTCTCTTAAATAATTCTTGGTCTGTCTTTTAGGTTTTTTTGGTTTTTGTGTTTGTTTAAGTGGTTTTACTTCTATCAGATATGTCTTTATATGACCAGTGTTCTCTTGAACTTTGATATAGAAGTCAGGAAAGTATCTATGAACTCTATTATCAACAGGAGAACGATAGGGTAGTGCAATTTCTTCACTTCCCCATTCAAGTATTTTATCATTCTTGTCACAATAAACCATAAATTTTCTCTCCCAAAGTGACCTATAAATAATATTTGTGGGATCACCTTTATACTTTCTGGGATAGGAAGGATAATATTTTCCTTTATATGACATAAATAGAAATAACAATCATACTTATTTAGAGTGGCAGAGACAACAATAAAACCGTATAATATGGCAATAGCCAATCGTCTGATGGGTCCTTTGGCACAAACAAACCATTTTCTAGTGACAATATCATCATTGACACCAGAGGTTGAGTCATATTTACAATCATTTACAAATGCCTCTGATTTTAGAAGATTTCTTGCAGAAAGAGGAGGAATACTTTGTAGTGATGCATCATTACCTACTACTTCATATGCAACAGCAGAGGTAAAAGATAATTTTATGGGTATACCTCAACAGTTTGCTCATACAAGAATTTACACAGATATTGATTTTACTTTTTATGTTGATGAAAAGTACACATTATTGAAGATATTTGAAGGATGGATGGAATATATTTCAAGTGGTGCAAATTCAGTCATGGAACAGCAAACAAAATCATTCTACCGAAGAATGAGGTATCCTGACTCATATAAATGTAATACATTGTATATTAATAAATTTGAGAAAGATTACAAGAGAACGATGAGATATCAATTTATCAATGCATTTCCAAAAGCAATGTCATCGGTTCCAGTCAGTTATGGATCTGCTGAAATATTAAAAGTTACTGTATCTTTCAATTATGACCGCTATATAGTAAGAGGTTAAAATACCCATATAAATAATTTTAATGAATTGAAACATTATGCCATTACCTAAGATTAATACTCCGACGTATGAATTGACCTTACCATCGAACGGAAAGAAAATAAAATACAGACCATTTCTTGTGCGAGAGGAAAAGATCCTTATCATGGCACTTGAAACTGAGGATCAGAAACAAATTACTGATGCAGTAGTTGAAATACTTGATGCATGTATTATGACAAGAGGAGTTAAGGTTCAAAATCTTGCTACTTTTGATATTGAGTATATCTTTTTAAATGTAAGATCAAAATCTGTTGGTGAAACAATTAATGTGAATATTATTTGTCCTGATGATGAGAAAACTTCTGTGGAAATTCCAATTGATTTAGAATCAATTAAAGTGAAGAAGGATAAATCTCATACAAATATAGTTAAAATTGATGATAATTTATCTCTAAAATTGAAATATCCATCTATGGAACAATTTATTGAGAATAATTTTGAATCAACTGATGAGACAATTAAAAATACTATGAAATTAATCACATCATCTATTGATATAATTTTTAGTGAAGAGGAAAGTTGGAATGCATCTGAGTCAACTCAAAAGGAATTAGAAGAGTTTATAGAACAACTCAATAGTAAACAATTCCAGACGATTGAGAAATTTTTTGATACTATGCCTAAATTGTCACATAGAGTAAAAGTGACTAACCCAAAAACTAATGTTGAATCTACAGTCATATTGGAGGGACTAGCAGCTTTTTTCAATTAGGTATGGCTCATACGAATCTAGAGTCATACTATAAGATAAACTTTGCTTTGATTCAGCATCATAAATACTCATTAACTGAAATTGAGAACATGATCCCTTGGGAAAGGGAGATATACATATCATTACTTCAACAACACATTGATGAAGAAAACTTAAAAGCACAACAAAGAAATGGATAAATCATCTCCCGTCTTTGAAAATTTTGAAAATAAGATGTCTACTATGCAAGGGCAAGGTGGACCAAAGATCAACAGGAGTACCTTTAAGATAGGATCAGGTGGTCTTGAAGGAAGAGTCGCCAATAATGAGAAGAAGATAACTACCTTAAAAAATATATTTAAAGCACAGAGAGTTCAAATAGGTGAGAAGTTAACACCGAAGGTAAATGTATTAGAAGAGTCATTAATTAGAACAAATGCAATCATAACAGATGTTGCAGCACAATTAAAAAAAGATTTTAGTCAAAGATTAGATGCACAAAAAGCTTTGCTTGCAAACGAGAGACAAAATAAATTAGATAATAAACGTGAAGATAAAGAGGGTAGAATAGAAGCAGTAAAGGTTGCTAAATTTGTCAAATCAACTACAAGTACAGTAACCAGACCATTTAAAAACATTTTTCAAAAGATATTAGACTTTGGAAAGTTATTCTTAATGGGTACTGGAGTTAATGCAGCTTTGTCATGGTTATCCAATCCTCAGAACCTTTTAAAGTTCCAAAATATGCTTAAATTAATTGCAGAAAGACCATTCATTAGTCTAGCAGCATTTGGTGGTTTAACATTAATTATTACTACAGTAGTAGGTAAATTAATTGGGGCTTTGAGAAAAGTTGTTTTTTCATTCTTTAATCCAACTGCATGGAAGAATTTATTTACTGGTAAAACATTTAAAAACTTCTTACCTAACATGAAGAAGTTGATTGATAAAGCTGGTAAACGCACAACAAAAGGATTTTTATTAAAAAAGGTTGCTCAAAAGGGAATTAAGAAAACTGGAATAAAAGCATTAGGTGCTTTACCTTTGATTGGTAATTTTATTGATATTGGTTCTGCAATTTATAGATTTAGTAAAGGTGATGTTGTTGGTGGTTTCTTATCATTAGGTAGTGCAATTCCTGTTTTAGGATGGGGTATTGCTGCGATTGATATTGCAAGAGAGTTTGGTGCATTTGAAGGATCTATTCTACAGAAGAAACAAAAAACTGAAGGTTTTGAAACTGGTACACCATATAGACAATTTAAAAAAGGTCAAACAATTCGAGTTGGTGAGGGAGGTCCTGAACTTATCACTTTTGGTAAAAAAACAGCAGCAGAAATTACACCAAATAATGTTTTGAATAATCTTGCGAGAAATGATAGAAATAACTTTGGTAATGGTCCAAGAATAACTAAAGTAAAACTACCAACAGAATTTGTTAATCTACCAAAATCACAGACAGGAGTTACTGAAACAAAATCAGAAACAGCTTTCCTATCAACAACCGATGGTTCTAATCATTTCATTGCTGAACGTGTTGCATCAATTGGAGGTGTTGCATAATGTCAGTAGAAGATAGAGCCAAAGAATTAAATAATTTAGCAGAAAGGATAAAGAGTTCTTTTACAAACTTTAATTCACAATTCAAAAAATTATCGCAAAAAACAACTAGAATTCAAAGAAATGTAACAGAAAGGAAAGAAAGAAGTGCAAAATTAAAGTCCACATCATCATCTTTTGGTAGATCTGTAGATAATGTAAAATCAAAAGTTTTATCTGGTCCTCAATCAATTTTAGGAAAGGTACTTGGATTTGCATCATTATTATTGTTTGGTGTTACACTTGCCAATATCTTTAAAGTAGATAAAAAACTTGATAATGAAACAGAGAAAATGAAAGAAACCTCAGAAAATACTGGTAATTTTATTACTGGTATGACAGAAGGTGTGAAAGGTTTTATGGGTGGTTTTGGAAATCTCTATAAAAAAACTGATAGAACCTTTGATGATTTAGATAATAGTTTAAAAGATGCTGAAGGGGAATTAGGTGAATTTAACCGTGAATCTGATCAATATACTAATTTTGAGTTAAAAGATGTATTTACAAATTCTGCCACTTCAGATGAAGGTCTTACTGAGGAAGAGGAAGAAAAAATTGAAGATGATGGTGTAGATCCAATATTTAAAAAACCACCTGCCAATTCATTTAGAGATAGTATTACTGATAAAAATGCATTAAAAACTAAAGAAGAATTTGGGAGAGAAGGACTTGAATTAAGAAAAACCAGAGGCACAACTAAAAAAGAGAAGAGAGAAATAAGATTATCAGAAGATCTTTTAGCAGAAATTAAATCTAGTGATCTAAATATTAAAGACTCATTACAATTTGATACTCTTGAAGGAGGAGCAATGATTGATGGAAAAGAATATAAAGGTGATGTAATCATCATTACAAAAGATAGAATAATTAAATAAATGTCAGCAGCAGGTCCTTCAAATTACGAAACTCTTCGCATCGACAAGTCCGATGTGTCAGGAGGACTTTTCGCTGATGCAACTAATAATCAATTATCATATAGTTTTAGAACACAAGATCCAAAAGTAAGCACCGTACAAATTGAAGGTAAAACAATTGATTTCAATTATTTTGAAAGCATTTATTCTCCAATGATTACCGCACAGGCAACAATAGTTGATACAGGGGACACAGTATTAGACAAGAAAGATAGATTAGGTACGATTAAAGATGCATTACCAATCGTTGGTGATGGCACAGAATTTTTAACATTTAAAATAGCAACAAGTAATAGTGTACTAACAACTAAAGAACCAATGGCAATTACTGGTTCTCCATTAAGTATGGATCAAACACAAAGACAAGTACTTAATTTACCTTTAGTTTCTAAATTTATAATCAATACTACTAGTAATCCAAAACTTGGATATTATGGTATAGGAACTGTTGATGATGCAGTCAAAAAAATATTAAAAGAAAATAATTTACCATTTCTTGAAAAGAATATTGAAAAGACACAAACAGTAGATAAAGTAGAGGGAAATAATGAGACACCTATAGACTTAGTATTTCATTTATGTAAAAAATGTAAACCAATAAAAGGTGCACCTGGATTCTTTTTCTATGAAACTCAGGAGGGTTTTAATTTTAGATCCATTGAAGGTCTAATAAATGATGGTATAGCAGAGTTTAAGGAAAATAAAAATTTAGAAGAAGAAAGAACTTATTACTATTCAAATAGTCAGAAGCAAGACTTGAGCACTGATAAGATGGATTTCAATATTCTTAAAATGCCTTTGATTAAAAGAGATCAAGATCTTTTAACATCTTTAAAATCAGGAATTTACAATGTTCGTATACAAACTAAAAACTTATTAACAGGACAGTTTACTGATAATATAGTTAATCTACTTGATAAAAACTCCAGTTATCTTGGAGGTAAACCATCTGTTAAAATTGGTCAAAATAAACAACATTTAGAAAATTATTGTAAAACTTATACATATGTTCTTACACCAGGTAGTCTTGATGAAGGAGTTGGATCTAATGTAACTAACAATCCAGCAACATATGAACCTCAAGCACATATGAGATATTCAATGTTACACTCACAAGTAGTTGATATTGAAATACCATGTAATACTAAACTTATGGCTGGAAATGTTATTAAATTAATGATAGAGAATGTTACGGGGGGAAATAAACAAGATAATAAAAATAACGAACATCGCAGTGGTTTTTATGTTATCTTACATTTAAGACATCATTTTGATCCTAATCATTCAAAAACATTTCTAACACTTGCCCGTGATACATACGGATTATATACTAGCACAAAATGAGCACACCAAGAGATACACCGTTTACTAAACCAAATAGTAATTCACAGTATGGAAAAACCCCACTTGAGTCATGGGTTGGTACTGTTGTGTCTTATGATTCTCAGAAAGAACAGATTGAAGGTGGATGGGGTTGGAGATATAAAGTTAGAATTATGGGTGACAATACAAACACTGATCAAATTACTGATCAGCAATTGAGTTATGCATATGTTTTACTTCCTACAACTGCTGGTTCTGGTGGTGCATTTAAGATGAGATCAGTCAGAATTAGTCAAGGTGATTTTGTTTATGGTATTCGTGGTGGTGGCGCTGGTGCACCAACCATGATATTGGGTGTATTCCCAAGAACATCACAACAATCCTCTGGTTCAGGTAATTTTTCAAATACTTCAGGATTTACTGGAGGACTTAAAAAAACTAAAACTCTAAGTGGTGAATTTAATGAACAAAAAGGACCTGCAACACCAGGTGTTACTCCTTTAAGTCCTAAAGAACAAAATTTATCCAATCGACCTGATCCATCAGAAAATTTAGAAACAATTGGTTATGATCCTAATGATAATAAAATTATTGATAATGTAGAAGATAAATTAACACCTCCAGTCACTTCCCCGTCAACTCCGTGGGAAGTAGGAGATCCGATTACAAAAGGACAACTTGAATATATTTTAAATGGTGTAAGAAATCCACCTGATCCTAATTACAATTATACTGATACTCAAATAGTCGCTGCAATTAGTCAAGCAAATCAACAAAACCTTATATCTAAATCTCTTACAGATACAGCTACTCAAAAACTTGCAGCAGGTGGTGATGGTGCTGCTGTAAATTCAATCTTGTTTCCACCAAAACTTCCAGTCAATCCATCATAAATAATACAGTTATTATATCATATGACAGAAATAACTCTAGCAAACTCACTTAAATGCACCTCTTTTGATGGCGAAACAGAAGTAACTAGTTCACTGAACAAGTTTTTCAACAAAATCTCTGAGGGGTTAGGTGACGCTTTTGAATTTGTTGATGAACTTGATGAAGTTGTAGGTGACATAGCTGATAGTATGGAAGGTCTTACTACATCTATGACTGATTTTTTAGAGGAAAGTGTAGTTGGTTTTGTTCAACAGGGGATGTCCGCAGCAAAGAATTTTCTTCTAAGTAAGTTCAGTCTCAATCCTTTTGCTGGTTTAGCACAAAATAGTGCTTTTGAAAATGCAATGTTCAGACCTCTTAATGGTCTTCTTGGTGCTTTTGGTTGCCTTGGTTCTACAATCAAGAAGGCAATGAAAAGTACCATTAAGAATATGCTCACCAATATGGTTAAGAATGCTTTTACCAATCCTGTTGCATGTGCAGTTCAAGATTTTATTGGTGGTCTTACTGGTAAAATTACAAACATGGTGAGTGGAATTATTGAACCTTTGATGGCACCAATTAATAGTATGTTAAAAATTGTTGGAGCGGGATTTGGATCAGTAAAGGGGTTTCTTCTTAAAGGTATGAATCTTCTTGGTAAAATTCAAGGATTGATTAACTGCTCTGATGATCAGAGTAGTGCAGAGTGTCATGTTCAAGAAACTTATGATTTATTTACTGGTGTGGGAAGTAAGAAAGGTGAGGCAGATAAGCAAAATAGTTTTTCAAAAGGACTTGACAGATTTGCAAAAAAAATTGATAATGCAGGTGATAATCTTGATGGATTGACAGGAGACATTGGAAATTGGGGAATATTTGGTGGTAAAAGAGAAACTACAAGAGAGGATAGATTAAAAGAAATTGATAAAGAATATCAAGAAGTACTTGGCGATTATCCTAGCATTGCTGATGTAGATGTTGAATTAAGCAAAACAAAAGTTGAAACTGATAGAATAGCAGAAGAGTTAATACAAAATAATGCTAATCTTAATAGAATAAATGCATCTGGTAATACAAGTTTTGCTGTTTCTAGACCATATATAGTGAAAAAAGAGACATTAACAGAGGAACTTAATGTAGCAACTACTAAAAAAGAAGAATTAGAAGAAATTCTTACTAAATTAAGAGAAATTGAAGGACAGAGAGTAGAAGTATTTAAACTGGAAGAAGGTGCAACTGTAAAATCAGATCTTGGTGGAACAGAAGCAATAAGAGGTGATATAGATCCAGTAGAACTTGACTGTAATACAGGAAATGTCTTTAAATGTGGTCTTCCAAAGGTAAGTATCTTCGGTGGAGATGGAGAAGGTGCTGTTGGTGATATAATTCTTGGTAATTTCCTTCAAGAACTTGATAGAGAAATATCTGGAACAACTTATACTCAAACAGCACCAGGTTTACAATCTCTTGATGCTGAAATAATATCAGTTAAGAGAAAACTTGATGCATTAGCTTCAAAAACTACTAATTTAAAAGGATTAATCGAACGTTTGAAGAGAGATGGTAGAGGAGAGACACTTATTCCAGGATATGAACAGGAGGTTAAGGACAATGAAGCAGAAATTAAGAAACTTAAGAGTAAATTAGAAAACTTAGAGGCAAAAAGAGAAGAACTTGTGCCTGGAGGTGGTAATGGATCTACTAATGTGGAGATTGGTGGAAGTATAGTTGAAGATATTAAATCAACTGCAAGTATCATTGGTGTAGATATACAATATCCAGGTGAAGGATATACAAAAGAACCAATTGTTCGTTTTGAAGATAATTGTAAGCAGGGATATGGTGCTTATGGTAAAGCAATTATAGATAAAGATCCAAATTCACCAACATTTGGTCAATTAACTGATATTTTAATTGTATCACAGGGTGAAAATTATCCTGCAGATACACCAGAAGATGTTTTTGTAGATAAAATTATTGTTGAAGATGGTGGTTCTGGTTATGAAATGGATGATAAAGTGGGTGATTTTGAAATTTGTGGACTGGGTGAGAATGGACAAATCACAAAAGTATGTACAAATGACAGAGCATATAGATCTATACCATCAACCACAGTACAGAGTGAGACTGGTAGTGGTGCAATATTAACTCCAATTATGACACGTAGATCAAGACCAATGGAGGTTGTAACTGTTATTGATTGTATTACTCCACGAGGAAATATTGTAGGGTATGTAAACGGAAAAGAATATAATGGTCCTTTCCATGTTCATCCAGAAACAGGTCAAAAGATGGTTGGTATAGCACATACAACCAGAGCTCATGCCACAATATATGATACTCCACAAGAAAGTTTAAGATCAGGTGGTACACCATCATCTAATATAGGATCGACACGAATTAGAACTAGAACTATAAGTGAACTAATAACCGAGAGTGAAACACAAAGTCAAATAGATGATACACCACCAAGTTCACCTCCACCAAGCACACCACCAAGCACACCACCAAG